AGACGGATAAAACCTTCCGGGTGTTCGCTTCCAAGGATCAGAGCAAGGGCGGAATCTTCAAGGTTTCCGGGAAAATCGTCAAGGGCCGGGAAAAGAACCCTGAAAAGTTCGGCAACACCCCGGATCATTGTTTCTTCATCAATGATGATGTGACCAACCTTCCTATCCCGGATGAACTGGACAAGCAATATTACATTGATGTTGCTTGGGATCGGTTGAAAGATTTCGGGGTGGAACGATGAACAATAAAACCTTTCGGGGGGGGGGAGCGTTGAAGCATGGAACTGTTTAGGGGCTATGTGCCTACCAGAAATAAACAATGCCTTGAAAAATTCAAAGGCGTTGAAAAACTGAAAACCCGTTCAGAAGTCCAAGACCTTGATGAATACGCCGGTATTCTTGGAGAAGAAACCATCCTGATTGATGTGGACGATGCGGAAACATCTGAACTTTTGTTCAGAATTGTTCAGGATTTAGAACTGAAGTGCAGAGTGTACGCCACCACACGGGGAAAACACTTCTTGTTCAAGAACTGTGGTGTTAAAAAAAGCTGGACGAAATGCACCTTGGCCGTGGGTATCACCACGGATGGAAAGGTTGGAGCCAATAACAGCTATGAAATCTTGAAGTCCGGTGGCGTGGAACGGCCCATTCTGTATGACTTCCCTGAAGGGGAGATTCAGGAACTTCCCAAGTGGCTGACCCCAGTAAAAAGCAACTATGATTTCCCGAACCTTGGGGAAGGTGATGGGCGGAACCAAACCCTGTTCAACTACATTCTGACCCTTCAGAGTGACGATTTCACCAAGGAAGAAGCCCGTGAATGTATCAGGTTGATTAACCGTTATGTGCTGAAGAAGCCCCTTTCCGACAAGGAACTTGATGTGATCCTTCGGGATGATGCTTTCAAGAAAACATCCTTCTTCCGGGATAAAACCTTCCTGTTTGATAAGTTCGCCACCTACCTGAAGAACAACAACCATATTGTGAAGATCAATAACCAGCTTCACATTTACAAGGATGGTATCTATGTTTCCGGTGCCGGTGAGATTGAAGGGGCCATGATCAAGCTGATCAGCAACCTGAAACGGGCATGGCGTTCGGAAGTCCTGTCCTATCTGGAAATCATGATTGAAGAAAACACCAAGGCTACCAACCCGAATATCATTGCTTTCAGCAACGGCCTTTACAATATCCGGGATGGTTCCTTCAAAGAGTTCACCCCGGATGTGGTCATTACAAACAAAATCCCGTGGCCGTACAATCCCGCCGCCCATGATGATCTGTTGGATCACACCCTGAACCGGCTGGCCTGTGATGATCCTGAAGTCAGGGCCTTGCTGGAAGAAATGGTGGGTTATTGTATGTACCGCCGCAACGAACTTGGCAAGGCGTTCATCCTGATTGGTGATAAGAGCAACGGCAAATCAACCTTCCTTCATGTGGTGAAAAACCTTCTTGGGGATCAGAACATTGCTTCCCTTGACCTGAAGGAATTGGGTGATAGGTTCAAAACCGCTGAACTGTTCGGCAAGTTGGCGAACATCGGTGATGATATTGGTGATGAATTTATTGCCAATGCTTCCGTGTTCAAGAAGCTGGTCACAGGTGATCGGGTGAATGTGGAGCGCAAGGGCCAAGACCCCTTTGAGTTCAACAATTATTCCAAGTTCCTGTTCAGCGCCAACAATATTCCCCGTATCAAGGACAAAACCGGAGCCGTTCAGCGGCGTTTGGTGATTGTTCCCTTCGATGCCAAGTTCACCCCCAATGATGCAGACTTCCGCCCGTTCATCAAGGATGAATTGTGTGAACAGGGTTCAATGGAATATCTGGCCTTGCTTGGCCTTCAGGGGCTGAAGCGGGTTCTTGGAAACGCCCAGTTCACTACTTCCAGCAGAGTTCAGGGGCAGTTGGATGAATATGAGGAAAACAACAACCCCATTATTGGGTTCATCAATGAAGTGGGCCTTGATGGGATTGAAAATGAAGCCACCGATTCTGTGTATCGCCGGTATAAGGAATATTGCATTGCAAACAACTTCCAAGCCCTTTCCAAGATTGAGTTTTCCCGGCAGATCACAAAACGCTGTGGCTTCACAACGGTTCCCAAGTGGATCAGAAACCGGAAAACCCGTGTATTTGTGAAAGGCGGTGACACAGAATGACCCACGAATATTCCAAGTTCAAGAACAAAAACATTCCCTATGCCAAGGTTGGGCGGCGGGTGTTCAATAGCCTGTTTGATGCAGAAACCTTTTGCACCGAACACGGCCTTGATGTCAATTCAGCTATTGAATATCGGGATGATCCTGAATTGAAAAATAACATTCAAACAATCGCCCAATACCAGAAGGCCATTCTTCAGGAATGTTTAGACCGGCTGAAGGCCCGTGCTGAAGCCTTGGTTCAAGAAATCAACCGGTGTAATGCTGATTTGGAAAAGTGTCACCCGCTGGATCGTAGTTTCTTGACGGATCGGCGGAATGAAGCCATTGCAAAGCATACGGGCACGATGGAAGCCCGTGAGATTGTGGCCGGGTTGAAAAATAATTTAGAAAGGTTGACTGGTTGGCATGATTAAAGACAGCGGTGAACGCACCGAGTTTGGAACCGGCGCTGTTCGTGATATGCACAGCGGCAAAGGCCGCATGGATTTACTTCCGTGGGAAGCCTTGGTGGAGGTTTCCAAGCATTGTGAAGAAGGGGCCTTGAAGTATGGTGAACGGAACTGTGAAAAGGGTATTCCCATTCACAGCCTGATTGATTCGGCCTTCCGCCACCTTGCCAAGTACATGATGGGTATGAAGGATGAACCCCACCTTCGGGCGGCGGCTTGGAACATCCTGTTTGCCCTTTACATGGAAATCAAACACCCAGAACTTCAGGACATACCAACCAGATTGGAGGATCGATGATGGAGTATGAACACAAAATAGGGTGGCTTGATCCAACTGGAACTATGATCGAATGCGGCCATTCTGACCATATTGCAACAGCAAGAACGCTGGTTGATCTTTACCATTACCAAAATCCAGACCATTTACCGGAAGATGATGTATTGCTGAAGCATGGATGGGTTCATGTTACTATGTCACTTCTTGGAAATCATGAATGGTGCATTTGGTGGGAAAACAGGTTGACCGACTACCAAAAGAATTATCTTCGTCCTTATTTTGAAGAAAGCGAAATTCAACCTTCTTTTGGAAGCTTGTGTAAATGGGAATCTGAAATGTGAGAGGATGAACTATCATGAAAATTATCAATGCTGATGTGGAATTTATCACCCCGATTGATGGGGCCGCAATCCTGAAGCGCCTTGAACAGTGTGGGCGGGTTTGCTATAAGTCTGAAGCCAAGATCACAGACACCAGCGCCCCGGCATTCGTTGCCGGGATCATCAAGCGTGGGCATGAAGCGGTTCTGGAACATTGTTCCTTCACGGTGAAGTTCATTTGTGATCGTGGGGTTTCTCATGAGATTGTCCGCCACCGGATGGCTTCTTACTGTCAGGAATCCACCCGCTATTGCAATTACAGCAAGGATGGGTTTGGGAATGAAATCACGGTTATTGAACCCTGTTTTTGGGATAAGAATTCTTTGGCTGGCAAGGTGAAAATGGATTGTTGGCGTATCGCTATGCGTGATGCTGAAGATGCCTATTTTGCTTTGCTGGATGAAGGTTGCACCCCGCAGGAAGCCCGTTCCGTGTTGCCCAACAGCCTGAAAACGGAAGTGGTCATGACGGCCAACATTCGTGAATGGCGGCATTTCCTGAAGTTGCGCTGTTCACCCGCCGCACACCCGCAGATGCGGGAAGTGGCCCTGATCCTGTTGGACAAGGTTCATTGGCTGATTCCGGTATGCTTCGATGATATTTGGAGTGAATACCATGCCGATGTTTAAGAAGTCCGGTGGTAAAATCTTTGCCGTTCAGTTCAACAAAGCTGAAGAACGGGCCTTGGATCAGGAAATCAAGAAACAGATTGTGGAAAATGATCGGGCTTTTGACATGGACAAAGAATCATCCATCCTGTGGATGCTTCACACCCAATTTGGCTTTGGCCCCAAGCGTCTGAAGCTGGCGTGAAAGCTGTTCTATGCCGAAACCCGGAAGCTACGGGAACATTACCTGATGGAACAGGCCGATGATGGGTGGTTGGCCCGTAAAAAGTTGAAGGACATTGGGTGTGACATTGAAGAATGGTACAGAGAAGAAGGAGGGAAAACCGATGCCTAAACCTTGGGAAAATGCTGAAGGGTATCACGATCCGACAGCCTACCACGGCACAAAGAATATCATCCGTGACGAGGATGAACAGCAGAAGCGAGTGAACACCCTGATCTTCGTCCTGAAGTACATCACCCGTTTGGCGGGGTTTGAACTTCTGAACCGCATTGAAATCAAAGACCGTAAGACCGGGAGGGAATACAAATGATCAATTACTATGACCCAAATTTTCAGGGTGTCCATGTGATCCGGGTGACTTTCATGCAATGGGATTACATAGGCCATGTTGCCTTTGAAATTGGCGGAAACTGCAAAGGCGCTGAACTGATGGATTTCACCTTTTTGGAGTGTGACAACCAAGAAGATATTGACCGCTATTCTGAAAATGATTGTCAGTTCAGTTATGATGAAGAAAATGAAGTTTATACCGCCGTTCTGAAAAATGCTGACGGTG